GATTATGGATTTGAAGATGTCAAATGTGAAGTAGTAGCATTTCTTGTTATGAACATACATAAGTATGACCATACAAAAGGTTCAAAAGCATTTAGTTATTTTTCAGTAGTTGCTAAGAATTATTTGATATTACACAACAATAATAATTATAAGAAATATAAATCTCATTATAAGTTAGATATATTAGATAAAGAAAAGTATATAGACGACACTTCAAAAACACGCTTTAAAGATATAACTAACGATGTTATAAAATATTTTGAAAAAAATATCAGCAGTATTTTTAATAATAAAAAAGATATTCAGATAAGTTATGCTTTACTTGAAATATTTAAAAATAGAGAAGATATAGAAAATTATAATAAGAAATTTATTTACTTATTAATAAGAGAAATGACAGATGTTAAAACTTCTCAAATAACAAAGGTAGTGAAAATATTTAAACAGCATTATTTGAAAATATTAAATAATTATGATGAATATACATTGAATCCACCAGAAGGTAAGTTTTTTTAATATACCAATCTTAAACCCTGATTTTTTAATCAGGGTTTTTTGTTTGAAGAATTTTTATAATTTATATTTATATATGACTATAAAATTATATACGGAGAACAATATGTCTGAATCAATATTTGAAGGAAAAACATTTGAAGATTTATCGAAGGATATATATGATAACTCTTCCAAAAAAAGAAAACAAATAGAAATTTTAATAAAAGAAATGAATAAAATGATAACAACGATTGATGATGTCATTTTATTAGCACCTATCATAAAAGAGTATTTAGAAGTCGGTGTAAAAAATGATGAGCAATTAGTTAAGTTAGCAAGTATTGTACAGCGGATATTAACAAAATCCACAGGAAAGGATGATGATTCATTAGTATTATCAGATTCAGAAAAACAAGAATTGATAGATACTTTACAAGAAACAGCAAATGATATACAGAGTTTTAATGATAAACAAATAAATGTGAGTAATTAATGAGTTCGAGATATGTTTATAACACAGATATTGAAACACAACCAGGACTTTTTAGTGGAACAACACAACCTGTCTGGTTACAATTTGTCCCAGGATTAGTTCATTATGTGTTTACAAGTAAAGAAACAGCGGGATTTTATAAAGAATCTTTAGTCAATTCAATTGAAGCGTATGCTCATTACGAATCTACTACTCAAAATAAATCAATGAGTACAGAAACTTATAAACCTCTTTTAAGGGGTTTCGTTGATGTCCCGATTATTGGTGACCAAGTTTTATTAACAACGATAGGTGGCCAAAATTATTATCTCGGCCCTGTGAATACAATCAATTCGCCAAATTTTAATATAGATCATTTACACACCCAAAAACAAACTTTGTCATCTTTTGAATTAGAATATAATTCTACAACAGATTTTTTCGATGAAAGTGGGGTATCGAGAATATTTCCTCTAACTAAAGTAGAACGATTAAATAAATTATATTCTAATAAAGATTTAGACGGAGATGGGACTGATATCGAGGTATCTGGTGATATGATGATAGAAGGTAGATTTGCTAATTCTATAAGAGTAGGCGCGCGTGATGGTAATCCGTTGATGATAATTCAAAACAATAGGGATAAATTAAAATCTACTGAAACTACAAATGAGGGTAGTGTTATTTCATTATTATCCAAAGGATCAATCAGAGCTCATTTTGAAAACGATTTTCGTTTATTTAAAAATCGTATTGAACCTTTTGAATTTAATCTAAGTTCCGACACATCGATAAATGAAGAAACACCAAGAACTATGATTTCTGGTGAAGAATATAATTATGAGTACGGAACAGACCAAGACCAAATATTAATGCGTTCAGAAAGAATTACAATAGATAGTAGAACTGATAGTATATTTTTATCGAGTTTCAAACATACTTATATAGGATGTGGAGAATCTTTAATAATAAAAACTAATAATCAAACAGAAATTGATAGCGAAACTATTTATTTAGGGAAACAAGTTGAAGAACCAGAACCAGTAGTAAAAGGTCAACAATTAAAAATAGTATTAGAATCTATGCTATCATTGTTAGAAGGTATGCAATTTATATGTACTGGAGCGATAGCGCCAGTGATGATTAATAATATGCCAGTCACAGGGCATTTAGAAATTGCAGATGTTAGAAATGATTTAGAGAAAATATTGTCAAATAAAGTTTATTTAGAATCTTAGGAGTTAAATATGAAATCAAATAAGTTAAAGTTATTTATAAGAAAAATAGTAAGAGAAGAAGTAGCGATGGCTATACACGAGGTAATTACTGAATTGAAACAGCCAGCACTATCATCAACTCAACCAAAAAAACAAGTAAAAAAGAAAATAGTTGAAAAAAAACATTATTCATCTAATTCAGTTTTGAATGATGTGTTGAATGAAACAGCACAGACAACTGATTGGCAAACAATGGGAGATGGTGTCTATGATTCAAGTAGAATAGAAGAAGTAGCACAACATTCATATAATGAACAGCCTCAAGAACAACAAACTGGTATGAATCAATTTTTGAATAAAGATTATTCAGAAGTATTAAAAAAATCTTATGAAAAGTCAGGCAAACAATAGTGGGTACATTAGCTAAAAAAATAGAACAATCTTATTTAGATGTAGTTGGAGCTGAAAAAAACCCAAAAACAGCGAAGTTCGCTGAGGAAATGGAAGCACATATCGCAGAGTTTATTACAAAACAACCTTTAACTATAAAGAAAATGAAAGCGAGGGGAAATATAGAAAAACTAACAACTACTGAAGAAATACCAGTAGATGTGCCAGTAGATACATTATTTTCTACTCATAAACCTCAAATAGATTTAGTTAAAAAATTATTAAAATTAGTAACTGAATTAGAAAATATATTTAAAGGGTTGAATAAAAATTTAGAATCCTTTGGTGTTAAAATACCAATTCCTCCAGCTATACCAGAATTATCAAAAGCAGGAAAAAAACTTGAAAAAGCTATAAAATCTGTAGCTAAAGTTGTAGAAAAAGGCGGCGCAATTAGAAGTAAAATGAATTTAGACAAAGAAGGTGGTGATGGTGGTATCATGGAATCAAGAATATACACTTATGTTGGAGAAGAATCCCCGAGTGGTGAATCGAATATAGACGAATCCTTAGTTACTTTAGATAAAACAAAAATTGAATTGGAATATTAATAAATGGCTATATTTGATACAACAAAACAATTAATCGATGATGAAAATAGTAGAGTATTTTTAGGTATTGATTTACCGATAAGAAAATCAGAAGGTCCCGAAGGATATTTTGCATCAACTTCAACGACTATTGGGAGTATTAAAAATGATTTGTTATGTTTACTACAAACTAAAAAAGGTGAAAGATTATTTCAACCAAACTTGGGGTTGGGTTTGGATAGATTTTTATTTGAAAATATTACAGAAGAAACAAAAATTAATATTAAAAATGATATAATTGATACGATAAAAACTTTTTTACCATTCGTAAATATAATTCAATTAGAAGTAAATGATTCTAATAGGAATACTTTAAATATTGTTTGTAAATTTAGTTTTAATAACAACCCTAATATTTTTGAAACAATAGATTTCACAATAGGAGAATAAGATGCCTTATTCAGAAAATAGCAATTTAAACACAAATGTTAATTATTTAAATAAAGATTTCGCTTCCTTAAAAAATACTTTAATAAATTACGCCAAAGCTTATTTTCCAGATACACATAAAGATTTTAATGAAACATCACCGGGTATGATGTTAATCGAAATGTCAGCATATGTCGGTGATGTTTTGAGTTATTACATTGACCAGCAATATAGAGAAATGTTGTTACCATTAGCGAAAGAACGAAGGAATGTAGTAAACATTGCAAAAATGTTAGGGTATAAAGTAAAACCTACAACACCAGCATTCACAGATATTTCTATAACACAAACTGTGGGAGTAATTGAAGAAGGTAATGTTAGAAAACCAGATTATTCAAATGCGTTAATTATTAATAAAGGTGTAAGTTTAAAAGGTTCAACTAACACAAATGTAATATTTGAAACATTAGATATTATAGATTTTTCAGTTAGCAGTTCTTCTGACCCAACACCGAAAGTTAATAATACTAATGATATTAGTCAAGTTACTGAATATCTTTTAACAAGAAAAGTAAGAGCGGTATCAGGTGAAACTAAAACATCCTCATTCACAATAGGAAGACCAGAAAAGTTTTTAAAATTAACATTACCAGAAACAAATGTTATTGAGATTTTATCTGTTTACGATAATATAACAAGTGATATAAATCCTAGCGGTAATAGATACTATGAAGTAGATTTTTTATCACAAGATAAAGTACCTATTGAAACACATTACTTAGATGGAGATAGAGCTACCGCGTATTCTACTATAGCTACAGGTGCTGATAATATAGTTGGATTAGCAACAGCGGCACCATACAAATTAGAATATATAGATGCTCCAAAAAGATTTACAACTGAAATAAATGATGATAATACAATTAGTTTGGTTTTTGGTAATGGAATATTAAGAAGTAAAGTAGATGACAGGACAGATATTTTAGATTTAGATGCAGCGGGTGTTATATTACCAGGAGATCCTGCTGAAGTTGTTCCTACTGCTTTAAATCCTTTTTTAACATCTGATAAAACAACATTGGGAGAAGCGCCATCAAATGTTTCGTTAACTATTTCTTATAGAATTGGTGGGGGGATTGACGCTAATGTCGCATCTGGTGAGTTAATCGATTATTCTGGTACTGAAGTTCTCAATCCAGGGGCGGGCACTATTAGTAGTAGGAATGTATCGTTTACTAATGTAAATTCAGCTAGAGGCGGAACAGATGGAGAAACGATAGAGGAAATTAGAAATAATGCATCAGCATTTTTTGCTACACAAAACAGATGTGTTACTGAACAAGATTATACAGCGAGAGTAAAGAATTTACCTGCTAAATTTGGATACATTGCTAAAGCATA